CCGACTGTTTCGCCTACACGATGATAATGACACTAGTACTTGCCGGGTAAAGCATACAGGCTAGTGCCAACCTCACTACCGTACCAACGGGTGAGGATTTCTACGAGGATCCATGAATGATCTCAGCAGCCACTCAGCTGACGCACTATTCGCAGGTTCGTCAAACCTATTCTTAGCTAACGTCGTCAAGTGACTGGATTCCAACATATCAAGATATTCAGGGTAATGGTCAAACTCCTTGCCAATCCTCACGTAACCCATAGTCCTTTCAAACTCCTTCTCCAAGGCGTGCTGGGTACTCTGACTGAGCATGGGGACCTCCGGTCCCCTACCGATCTCAACTTGACCTCGTAATTGGTCGTTCACCACAAGTTCCGCGTGTTTCTCGAACGCGTCATCTGGGGGGTCGACCCAACCATGGCCATAAAACATTTTGGCAGACTTGAACTTGGACGCCCCACTGGTCAGTTTCCCACAAACTTTGACCAGCGTAGTGAGAACCGGGTGTCCAGGTGCCAAGTGCCAACATGACCAGGCTGCCGCACGGAGTAGGTACCGTCGTTTTCCTTCTACCAGGTTAGACCCCCGCAGCCATAACAGACTGCGCATAACCCTTAAGATGTTTACGACGGGACCAGCTCTCTCCGGCGGAAAAGGGTACCATTTTCGAAGAAAGTCTGCGTCATCACCACTGACCTTCGATCCGATTTTGAACCCTAAGCGCTCCACTAGCGCGTTATTGAGAACGCCTGGGTCCGTCAACCCATCATCCCCCTCGAAGACAAACCCCGTACCAGCCTCCTGTCCAGGCCTAAATATACGCAGGTATGCTTCCTCCCTCTGAAGCCCGCCAAGCTTCACAAGACAGTAAAACGTGATCCCCACGTTCACTAAGTAGTTCCCAAAAGAAGTCGAGAAATCACCACTACACCGCCTGCAATGTTTCAATTTCACTCCTTTAATGCCCACGCCAATCGTTTGGACCCTACCTGACTCTTTCCAATAGAAATCAGCCATCTCTTTTTCCCCGTGCCCATTCAGCGCTGCACGAATGAACAACCGTTCAACCAGCCTACCATCCTGACCAATGCTCCCCTCAAAAGCACTGTAATCAGTCACATCCATCCCCCTGCTCTGAGCAATCCACAGCATCCGCCTCACCTCGTCAGGTGATTTATGCTTAATATGGGACCCAGAAAGGTTTGGGACCTTGTGGTAATTGTCCGCAACATCCACCACACCACACGTCTGCACTGACACTTCAGCCGACATGGGTGTGATCATCCTCGCCCTCGCAAGCCCATTTCCACCATAATTGGCCTCGTCTTTCGCAAATGCGTCACGTCGGGTAGCAGCCTTGATACCACAAGGATGCTCCTTCATCAAACTCCATTTCTTCAAGACAGACTCAACCTGGCTTTTCGGCTTGCCACGAGACACTCTCCTGTACCGCGACACGATACTCTCAGACTGCCATTGTGGGTCTGTTGCCCAGTACTCATCGAGCAACCGGTTAACCAACCACTTACAACTAGCCGTCCAAGATGGCCTCAGTGCCGGTTCAACACCACACGGCTTTCCGATCACTCTCAGAGCACCCATCGCAGCAGACACTCTGTCAATCGCAATGTGGCCAGCTCCAATTGGTGTGAAGGTTCGACCAATTGAACCGACCAAACCAGCAACTCGAACAGCACGTTGTCTGACTCTAAGGAAGAAGTCACCTGCACCCTTAGACCTGAAGTGGCAGTCCGAAAACACCAACTCCTTGACAAGCCCGTAACCCCCCGGCGTGCTAAAAGCCCTCCATTTCGGGAGACATTTTAGCCCACCGCTCATGGGTCACTTTGACTTCGACATCGTGCTCATGCTCGTCCAAGTCCTCGCATCCTCAACCGGAACGACACCGATAGCCCTGTACGAGAACCAATATCCTCCATCGAACCCGTATGCATGACTTGCTAGCGCCCAAATCTTTGAAAATTTGTACACTAACGGCATGTGCTGGGGCACGTTGATATCTTGCATCCTATCAACGATGTCAATGGAGGATTTTGATTCAGCGGTAGCAGCGGCGTTACTCAGCCTCCTCAGTGCCGCCTCGTAGAGCCTCCGCGACACCAGTATCGGCCAAGGTGGGTTATCCCACGTCGAATCCCACACCGCCACGGGTTCCACAGGACCAGTGTCACCTGGCAATGAACCACATACATGCCAACCCGTCGTCTCATGAACGGCCCACGTCACATCCACATAAGCCAAATGAGCCGCGACAGGATCAGACTGTCTCATCGGAAACGGCCTCACATCAACACTCTCATCATAACCTGCAGGGCGCGACTGCGAGAATCGAACAACCAGTACCAGATTCCTCGACATGAGTTCCCTTGCCCATCTCCTCGGGCTGAACACCCACCCCCTGCATCTTGCCAAAGCATGGCGGGCAAGCCTGAAACCAGGGAGGGCTCGGAATTCCTCATGGTTGAGAGCACCAGTCATAAGTTCAAAACCATCCACCGGTATGAAGGGCATATCTGCTCCCATCACGGGCCGTTCTTCAGGGGTGACTGATCCACTGGAGGACGGGGGGGGGGTTCTGTCGTTTGACTTGTTCTTCCTTGACCTTCTTCGCCTTGTTCTCGTCACTTTCGACAAGACCACCGGGGTAGGTGATGAAGTATGGTCAGAACTGGTACTGGTATCCTGTGCCGCATTGAATTGGTCAACGCCACCGAATATGATCAAACCATTGCGGAGTGTGGGAATGGTACGGTTCCCGGGTGACCCAGTATTATTGGAGCTGGGTCGGCCTCCTTTACCTCTTCTTCGCCCGCCTCCGGGCCTAGATGAGATGACAGTAGCATTTGGGCCACCGTTGTTCGGCTTTCGCCGTCTAGCAACGGTCTTCGTGACAACATTACCTACTCCCTGAACGGGCCTACTCATAGGTTTTGTTTCCGGCTTCCCCTTCCAAAGAACCACTGTTCGGCTTTCGCTGTTGTCAGTGGTCTTCGACTCAACAACACCCTCTCCCTTATCGGGCCCTCTCATGGGTGTTGTTTTGGGGTTTCCTTTCTTTGGTACTGTACGCGCCTGAGCGCGCCCGGGTCTACCTTCACCGGTGAGCTCTCGCCCACCTGAACTACCACGGTTTTCGATGCCAGTCAGCCATCCATGCCTGTGAGGGACAGGATGAACATGATTTGCACCTACCGGCCGTGGTCGATCAGGATTTTCCTCTGCTGAATTGTTTACCAACGTTTCAGTGTGTTTCGGCTTGTCAGCGCCGCGCTGCTTCGTTTGTTTCATGGTGAAAATTTAACGTGGCTCGTGATTGATCAAACGCTAGGAGTAGAGCTTCCCCAACGTCTGCTTCAGGCATCTCACCTGGTGCGGCCTAGGCCCGTATTAGAGACACGGATACCACCCCGGCTGGGTGGGTTGAACGTCTCCGCAGTAATACTTAGCACCCCTGCTGCCGGGTGCCTAGAAGATGTGACTTGGTCCATAGAGCATATAGACACAAAACCATGATCTCC